TTCATTGTCTCGTTCTCCGTTGCTCCACCAAAATCGTAAATCGCCGTCCTACGAATGGGTCGCGGTCCCTCATGGTCAGCAGCTGGTCCGCCAAGAGCAATAGCGTGTCCGCTATCTGCACGCCCTGCTGACTCTGTGCGCCCATTCGTAGAAACACGCTCAGAGAGCCTGCTTCGTCCTCGTCCAAACATACCATGCCTCCGATTAGTTCTGCCATGTTACTGCTTCTCGGACTCTTCCGGCTCCTCAAACCAGCACCAGAATTCATTGAACGCTATGTTAGCGTTCATATCCTTCAGGAGATATGCAGCGATGGCATCGCGCTTTTCCTGCCATGCGCAATCAGCGTTGACTATCTCAGCGATAATGGTCATAAGGCCTTCGATCATTCTCTCATTCATACTCGTTCTCCATAGAAAAGGGCCCCCTGCCAGCGGCAAGGAGCCCCTTCAAGTTACTGCGTTTGTGCTTTAACCCTCGCACGATACCGCTTGGATGCCTCAGAACGGCACTTGCGGCACTCGATCTTTCCGTTTGCACGGAAGTAGGCATTGACGCCCTGCACTAAATGGCCCATCCGGCAGCGCCGGTGTATAGGCCGAGGGTTGCGAGACCGTATCAAAGCCATATCCTCATCAGTCAGGATATGCACGCCATGGTCCTGCGAATGGCGTGATGGCTCTGGGGATGGACCTAGCCATGATGCAAGATTGAACATAAAACCCTCACGGGTTCCCCACTGTCCCATACAGCAGGGGGCCGAAGCCTTTCCTAACCTTCGGTCGTCTGGCCCGTGTAGCCACCCAGGTCGTCCTTGATCTCATCGAGAGTGTCGATGATCTCGCTGAGGCCTTCCTTCAGATCATCATCGATCTCGTCGTCGTCAGCGATATCGTCCTGAATACGCTTCAGGTCCACCACATGAGCGGCGAGGCTCTCCTGAATGCGCTTGAGGGCTGCGAGATGCTCTTCCTTGGTAAGCATGACGTACTCCTGCACAAAGTGAGGAAGGCCTAAGACCGGCTACCTTCCTCGTCCGGGGGATTAGTTCAGCCGGCTAAACTGCTGTGGCCCCACAAGGGAGACCAAGGGCCACAGGATGCCGATGGTTACTCCGCGGCCTGCTTGACGACGTTGATGGCGTCCTCGGCCTCACGCTCGGCCTCGCCAGCCTCGTCCTGGTCGAACAGACCCGCCTCGACGCCCCAACCAGTGACGGTGTGAGCCGCACCGTGGACGTCGTAGCCCGCATCCTGCAGGTCCGATGCCGCTTGCAGCATAGCGTCCATGCTGTCAGCGTCCGGGTCCTGGACGGCATTCAGGAAGGCGGTCTTGATTGCATCGATAGAAAGCTTAGGCATCTTTAGTCTCCACTTATGTTCTGCGTGCCACAATGGCCTCGTCAGGCGGGCTTTCAGCCCGCGACGGCCCCGCAGGGCCGTTTCGGCCTATACCTCCCGAGGGCCTGACTCCATGTCAGCAGGATTGCGGCGCTGCTGCATGAAGCCTGAGCCCTGCCCATGCTTGGCTTCGATCTCAGCGTTGATGATGTCCTTCATGATGGCGGCTTCCTTAGTGAAGAAGGACAGAAACATCATGCACTGACTAGCGAAGCACGTCTTCGATTGGATAGTGGCAAGCGAAGCACACGATGAAGCAACCACGCTTGCAAGAATGCGGGTAGACTCAACCGCCCGAGCGTTACGCGATCGCATCTCTTCGGTGATCACATGGATAACCTTCTCACCGATATCCGTCACGTCTTGTTCACTCAGTAGTTTCATCTTCAATCTCCTTGACCTTGTTCACGACGGCTGCGATGGCAAGAAAATCTATGATCTCCATGATCTTCTTGTATGCGTTAGTATTCTCCTCTGTGTAGAGCGTGACCTCCTGCACGCCCTCTCGCGTTATGACCTCAAACTCAAACCAGTGCGAGGTGCCCACGTAGCCATGATGGCGCAGACACAGGTCCTCAATGCGATGTATAGAGATCATGGCTGTACCTCGTCAGCTTCATAGGCTCGGTGGGAAAGATGCAGCGCCAGGCCGATCGGAGCTTATCGAGTTGCCACAGCGCTAGGGCCATGGCATCCTCAGTGTCATCCTTGGGCTGGCGTGTGCTGAGGACTTCCCACCCGCGAGGGGTGCGGACTTTGAGACACAACATCGTAAGTTCCCCTGTTGATCGGAAGAGCACAGAGCTCCCCCTTACCCGCCCATTGTACCATGACGGGACATCAGATGCAACAACAAAATTTCCTAATTGGGCTTAGATTGAATATTTTTTAACTCAAGCCCGCGGAAGCCATTCGCGTCGCGCCCTTTGAACTTAGTGATGCCGAATAGCGGGGCACGGCCAGCCAATTGCTGACACAATGACTTTCGGCTGCCCACATATTCATCATTGAGGATGCACCACTTAGACCAACTCTGAAACAGTTCGCTCGATGTGCATATAGAGTTGGGTGATAGGATGCAGCACTCTTCGAACCATGAGGCCAGGCTATCCTCAGCCTCCAAGTAGGCATCGGTGGCTTCCCGAACCACAGCGGGCGGCTGCAGCCCTTCACGCTGCCAGATGAGGCAGCCCTCGATGATCCACGAGAGAATGCGTGCGCCCTCAGCCTCGAGCTTCAGCGGGAGGTCTTTATCCTTTCGCTCCTCCGGTACTTTATAAGCGAAGGGAATAAGATGAAAGCGTCTGCGTATGGCATCGTCCACTTGTTTGAGGGAAGGTCGATCGTTTCCCGCCATGAGGAGTTTGAATTGTGGCTCAAACTCGAAATAATCCTGCCGCATGAAACGTGCGCTAATCGTGCTGCCACCCGTGAGGCGTTTGACTTTAGAGGTATCCCACTCCTTACCTTGAGGTAGCTCGTCGGAGGTAACGAGCCGCACATTGTGCATGCGTGCAATCTCAGTTTCATGGCGTGCCTCATTGCTGGCGATAAAGGCTTGCGGTGGACTCTCAATCCAGTAGTCCCCCAGAATGTGACCCACGGTTTCAAGGATTGTAGTCTTTCCATTCTGGCCTCTGCCCCATGCATAGAACAATGCGTGATCTATCGTTACGCCTGTGATGCAATATCCGAGGACGCGCTGCATATAGGCGATCATCTCAGCGTTGCCCTCAAAGATCTCATTTAGGAACTGAAGCCAACGTGTGGGCTCACCTGGCTCAGGCGACACCGCACATATCTTGGTGATGTAATGCCTTATGTTATGGCGCTCCAGCGCTCCAGTTTTGAGATTGATGGTGCCTTCCGGTGTATTCAAAAGCCAAGGATTTGCATCCCACTGATTGACTTTGCTGCTCAGCTTGGCATCGGAGCGGGCCAGGTTGAGGACGGCAAAGACGGTTTTGGCACTGCGCAGCTGGCGCGTCACAGCGGTTGCGAGGCGTTTAGCGGTTTTGCGTGCATTATCTCGATGAGGTTTGATGGTATCAGCTGGCAATGCCTTGAGAGCTCTCTCTATGCTCTCTTTATACAGCGTGGACGCCACTTCACGGCACATCTTGCGGGCCATCGCATGAGCGCTCAGGGTATGATCTACTTCCCATCGCTGCCCGGCCCATTTGAACCATCTATTGCGGTAGCCCTCATATCGCAATATGTCCTTGTGTAGATTGGCAAACTCCAGTGCAATTGCGTCCTCACTGTAGTTCAGCTCGGGCTTTTCAATAGCGGCCTCTGGGAATGAGATTACACCCGAGGGTTGCATTTCGTCCATTTATGCACCGGAGAGTTGTGTGTGGAGGATGTTGGGGATATCCCAATATAATACGCCTAGGCTTTACAGAAGTCGAGTGTAGAGCACGTTATATGGTGGAGGGTATCCACATATTCCACGCAGAAATGTCACACCAGGTGTAGCCTGAAGAGCACACACAAAAATCAAAAAATACGTTGCTCAACCACTTATATGGGCCGTAAGGAGACATCGGGAAATTCCCGACCTCACCTGACTTGACAAATGCCGCAGTCGGTGGCTTTCAATTGAACATGGATTACCCCAGCCTCACATCAGTCAGGGCCAGCCTCAGCCCTGCCACGCGCGAAGCTTGGCTGAAACTCGCGGAGGCCATCAGGAAAGCACATGACCAATCGCAGAGCAACACCCGAAATCTGGGCGGAGATCAGGCGCCATCTGGGCACGGATCAGTTTCGCCAGATGTGGGTGAAACCCGAAGATAACGTCCTCATAGGCTGGTGGGCGATCTGCACATATCTGGGCATTAGGGATCGCAAAACCCTTGGCCGTTGGGTTGATGAGTGGGCCTTACCTGCAATCAAGAGGCCTGATGGCGTATGGATGACTACTGTCACCAGTATAGATCAGTGGATCATGCTGGCCGCACAGGCAACCGCAGAGCAGAGGACCGCAGATGGCTCAAGTTCCGCCGAGAAACGTCGTGCACGTATCGAAAGTGCAGTGGAACGCCGAGCAGCTGAGGAGCATGCTGCAGCAATACGATCGAAGACCATTCCTGGATCTGCTGGCTGAATGGCTGTTGTGTAGTCCTGATCCAGAGGATATCCAGAAGTTTGCTAACAAATATCCTGACCGATATGCAGGTGCGATGCGCCAAATCGCACAGGTTGCCGGCTTCACTGAGAAAAAAGAGATAGACGTCGGTGTGAACCTCAACATTCATCTGCTCTCGGATAGTCAGCTCGAAGATAAGCTGAAAAATATGATGAGCAAAGTCATCGACCTGACGCCCGAGCCCGATGTTGAACTGAAATCTGGATCTAAAATTCCACCAGATTGATGCACGGAAACCCTTTATTATATAGTTCTTAATCCAACCAAGAGCCGTTAGGCCCAGGCTTATTGAGCAGCGTTTTAGCGATCACATTTTTGTGATCACTAGCTGCCATAATTCCGCCACAATGTTGAGGTATAATGTCAAAATCAGGAGGGCAATCCCGCCCCCTGATTTACAAGGGACCTCACGTAAATGTGAGGACAAAACAATGTCTAATATCGACCTCGCTAACGTTGTTCAAAATCAGGCAGATGCGTCCGAGATGCAACAGGCCCCTGGGGCAGAAATGTCACTGAGGGTCATCCCGGACGGCGAAAACTTTTCGGCGGTCACGCGCTACCTTGGTGACAAAAAGGTCACGGCGACGTTCTCATTTCGGCCACACGCCAAGGGCACCCGTTACGAAAAGACATCACTGTTTGATTTTAGCAACGTGTCCGAGGAGCAACTATATCTTCTGGCAATGTATGGCGTAAAGGTCACAGTGCAGCATATTCTCCGCAATCTTTCGCCGGCGGAGATGGTCGCCAAAAAGACGTTGTCTACCGTTGATGTTCTCAAAGACGTGATTGAGAACAGCGTTCAACGGGGCGACCCGGAAACTGTGGCCCGGAAGCAACTGTTGCGTCTGAGCCCCGCTCAGCGGAAGGCGCTTCTGGCCGAATTGTCACAGGAAGGTGATGCCGAATAGGCACACCGTTGCTCACGGGCTAATAGGAAGGGTGGCGCAAATGCCACCCTTTTTTTGTTGCTTATTTGTCCCACTGATGTACGCCTACCACAGGAGGGCGACCAACAGTGACAAACGAGCTACATTGCTCCTGCTGAACGGCGTCTATGTAGCCAACAAGGCACACTCTACCCCTAAAGTAGTGACATCTCAGCTGTGAACACTGTCTAACGTGCTATATCTGCCACACCCCCCTAGGGGTGGCCTGTGGTAGGGCGGACACCCTAGGCCATGCCTCCTCCCGCGCGTGCACACACCAAGGCATCTCCATAGTGAGAACCTCCACCTAGTGAGGCGCCGTCTGCATTGGTTGACAATGCCCGCCGGGTCTGCCACGGTCCCCCACATGACCACACTGGACCAGCTCCTACACATCCCAGCTCAGATCGATCGGATCGAGATGCTGCTCCGTAGGGTCGATTTAAGGCTAGCCAACCTGGAGACAGCCATGTCAGAAGCAATGGATCGCCTGCGCGCAGACGTCGAGGCCCAGAAGACCGTCACCGGCTCTGTGCTGACCCTGCTCAACGATATCAGTCAGAAGCTCAAGAGCGCCGTGGCGAGCGAGGACACCGAAGCTATCGAGGCGATCAGCGCCGATCTCGAAGCGAACACCAAGTCCCTCAGCGACGCCGTCCTGGCCAATACGCCTGCACAGGGATCCGAGCCTCCCGCTTAACCCTCGGATACACCAGATCAGGGCCCCTGCGTCCAAGCCGGGGCCTTTTCTTTGTGCGCCGCCACACACCTAGCCACGTTTTGAGGAACGCCCGTTCAGCATCTCCCACGGTGAGGACTGGCGCTGGACCCTGCCCTTCGGGGGCATCAAGCCAGCGACACCTGAGGCCGGCTCCTGGAAGGGACCATCCCTGGGCGGAGTAGCACCCAGTGCGGCCCTCGTCCAGTTCCGGCGCTTTGACGAAGGGGCGCCCACTGCCCCTCGGTTCACCACCTCCCAGGGGTTGTCCCCGCCCGCCCCTATGCTCTCCAGCGGCTTGATGGGCTTCTTGCCCTCTGGGTCCCATCCTGGCTTCCGAGTTGGCTTCAGTTCCATATCTCATACCTCTCTCCATTCGCTTGACAATATCACGGATGCGGCGTAAGCCGCAAGGGCAGCGTCCCCTCGGCCCATCCGGCCGACCGAGACTAAGGACAAAGTCAGGGACGTAGTCACCCCTGGTAGGGACAGAGGCCAACGCCTAGGCTGCCGAGGCAGATGTAGCTAACATCGATACAAACAACAACGGATAGCCGGCCCTCTCCTTCAGCCATAAAGCTGGGTTTCAAGGGGAGGGCCGACCTATAAAAAGGGCTGCCCAGCCGAAGCTGCCGGCAGCCCCAGGGCCACGATCCGCTTACCGGGGAAGGTTGACGGTCGCAGCCTTTCTCAAGGCAGCTTGAACGTCAGGCCAACTCGGCCCACCGTCTGATCCGCACCATCTCCCGAGAAGTCATACCTCAGGACTTCGGCCCGGATAGCCACACGGCTAAGTGATAGCTCAAGCCCACCACCATACACAGGACCAGGATCCGCCACATCTGTGAAGCCCGCTCCCACTGTTCCATACGCGATCAGATTGTCGGTGAGGTAGATGCCACCCCTGAACCGAGCGCTGGCAGTCCAGCGACTCCTATCAGAGAGTACATCATCCTCGGCCTTTCGCAGGAACTTGAAGTCCTGCCAAGCGAAGTCACCCTCGGCCCCAAGACCGAAGAACGTATTCGCAGGTCTGATCCAGTAACCAATGTACCCACCAGCCAGCCAACTATGATCGCTATCACGCAGATCTTCAAGATCAAGATGAGCCACGCCAGCACCGGCCGTAACTCCGACGTATGCGAAACCTTGCGGTGGACTCTTCGGAAGAGGTCGATCATAGTCATCAAAGATCGTACCTTGGCGGACCGCCGGTCCCCCCTTGTCCGCTCCCCAGGATGAGGGAGCCCCCAGCACCACCGCCACGAGGGCGGTCACCGCTATAGACATCTTCATAGTCGATCTCCTCTGATGCAACTTTCGCCTCTTGAAACAGCTGCCTTGTGAGGTTCATACTATCCTGCCACCTCTCATGCTCGCACTTAGGTGCAATCACCCGAGCAATCCCGGCCTGTATAATATGAACCGCACATCGATGGCAAGGCAGCATCGGCCACACATACATAATCAGGTTGGGCTGCCTCTCTGGCAGGAACAGAAGCGCATTCATCTCTGCATGGATGACGCGCTTCAGCTTCTCGTGTCTATCCTGTGGCGTAGGGTCCTTCACCAGCCACTCAGGGTTATCCTCGATGCCCTGAGGGAAGCCATTGAACCCCAGTGAGGCGATCGACTTGTTAGGCCGAACGATCACTGCTCCGCAGCAAGTGTTGCTATCCTTGCTCCACTGGCTGATATGACGGGCTAGGCCTAGGAACCGTCTATGCCAATGCACAGCTGGGTCCCTCACAGTCAGCCACAGGTTTGGCTTCCAGGAGGCCATCCCTCTTGCCGCCCGATGTGAATGTAGCACAGCCCTTCGCTCCCCCTTGCCACGCCGACATATACAGGCCCTTGAAGTCATCCCAGGGAGTATCGGCCGGAACGTTGCATGTCTTCGAAACAGCACTGTCGACATGCTTCTGGGCGGCGGCCAATACTGCAATATGCTCCTGTGCAGAAACCTGCATGGCAGTGCGTGGCTCCACTCCCAGATGCGCCACCGAGTAGTCGACTGTCTCGTACAGTACAGGTCCACCTGGCATCTGCACGACGCGTTGCGTCCTTGGGCTGAACACCGGCTCTACGCCACTCGAGACGTGACCGAGACACATACTGATTGTGCCGGTCGGAGCCATGCTGATCAGATGACTGTTCCGCAGGCCGTGCTCCCGGATCGTCTCCTGCACCTTGGAGCCTAGCCCACGGATAAAGGGCTGCTGTTGATACTTGTCCGCGTCGTATCTTGGGAACGGGCCCTTCTCCTTCGCCAGTAGGGCACTGTTGTAGTAGCATTCGTTCTTCAGGATCTCCATTACCTGATCCTGCATAGCGATGTAGTCCGAGGTCCCGTAGGGGAAACCGCATGCCTCGATTGCGTTGGCCACTCCCATAAGGCCAATCCCCATTCTCCTCGTACCAATAGCGGTCTGCCTCTGTTCCGCGATAGGATACATGGCCACGTCTACCACATTGTCCATGGCCCTGACGATGTGCTTCAGGTCCTCTGCCATCTGCATGACGTTGAGTTGCCACCGCTGGCTTATCTTGCTGGGCTTTGCGCAAGGGATCAGATATCTCGGCAGGTTGACTGAGCCGAGCAAGCACGCGCCGAAGGGCGGGAGAGGTTGTTCTGAGCATGGGTTCGTGGCTGCTATTTGCTCGCAATAGTTGAGGTTGTTTTCTCGGTTGATGGCGTCGATGAAGATAACTCCTGGCTCGCCCCAGTCCCAAGTCGAGCGCATGATAGTCTCCCACAGCGTCGTGGCAGAAATAGACCGATAAGTCCTACCTTCGAACTGTAAGGGGAACTCACTGCCAGTCTGCACCGCTCGCATAAATTCGTCAGTGATAGCGATACTGAAGTTAAATCGGTTGAACTTGTCTTTGTTCTGTTTGGCAAGGATGAACTCCTCGATGTCAGGATGGTCCACGCGCAACATCGACATCTGGGCGCCTCGGCGCTCCCCAGTGGAGGCGATCGTGCTGCCCAGCGTATTGAACATCTCCATGAACCCGACAGGGCCGGTGGCATGGCTGTCCAGGGATCGGATCACTGAGTTCCGCGGGCGCAGTGGGCTGAAGTCATAGCCGATGCCGCCGCCTCGCCTCATGGTCTCTGCCGCCTGATCAAAGCGGTCAAGAATAGAATTTGGTCCTCGGAGCTTGTCTTCGAACGTACCTGATACGAAACAGTTATAGGGCGTAACCTTTTTGGTTGTCCCGATGCTAGATAAAATTCGACCTGCGGGAGAGAACCTGGCATCCAGGGTGATTGCGCGGAATGCTCTATAGTGACTATCGCTGTCAGCGAGGGCACCGGCCACTCTGTTACATACATCCCTGAAGGTTTCCTCCTTTTGAGCGTATTTGAACTGGAACGTCTCGACTGATGCACGGGACTGTGGGCCTGGCGCTGGCATGCTCGTCATGTTAGGGTTCCCCATAGGTCACAATTCGGTCATTATGGCATGTCCAAACCGAGATAACACCTTGATTTGGATTGATTTTCGGGTCGAATGTGACAAAAAAACAACGCCGGAGCCTGCATGTCTGAACCATATCCGCCCCTAGGGATGCCCTCCCGCATTGAGAAGGAGCAACTCCTCTCCCTGGCGACTGAACTTGAGAGGCGCCGAGAGCAAGATCCGATCCGCAACTATCAGCTGCATCCCAAGCAGAGGGCCTTTGTCCGCTCTGTGCTGGATGGCATATCCAAAGAGAACTGGTTCATCGCCGCTAACAGGTCAGGAAAGTCCGATGCTGGAGCTTATACTGGTGCCTCTATCGCTAGATTTGGTGTCGAGAACAAGAAAATCCAAACGAATAGTGATGGGACGGCCAGCTCTGTGCAGGTGCTGGATCGTGCCACAAGCGGATGGGTCTCCGCCCTCGATTTTCCTACCTCTCGAGATGTCATCCAACCCAAATACTTTGACAACGGCTTCGTACCGGCTGGCCAGAGGCATCCTCCCTTTATACCTCCGCACGAAATCGACTCCTGGAGGGTCGATGATCAGATCCTTAGACTCAAAAACGGTTCACTGATAGGCTTCAAATCAGCCGACTCGGGTCGCCGCAAGTACCAAGGCGCCGAGAAGGACTGGTTTCACATGGATGAGGAGCATCCTTGGGAGATTTATGAGGAAGCTGTCATCCGAGTGGGCGCTCGGCCGCTGCGTTTCTTCTGCACAGCGACCATTTTGCCTCCGGAAGGCATAAATTCGACCGTCAGCTGGGTCTTTTCGAAGATAATCCAGCCTTGGAAGTCAGGTCAGCTGCCTCACGCAGCGCTTTTTGGCGCTTCTATCTACGATAACCCCGGTATTCCCCTAGAGGAGATCAAACGGCTTGAGAGTATATACCCCTTGGGTAGCCTTAGCCGGCGAATTCGCCTTGAAGGTGAGTGGTTGCCAGGAATTGGAGGCTCTAGGGCCTACGGTTCCTTCAGTCGAGAGCTGCATGTACGCCCGCAGACCGAGTTTTCGCTCAGAAGGCCCCTCTGCTGGACTATGGACTTCAACGTCGAGCCTATGGTCTCTCTCGTGGGACAGGTCGACGGGCCGATCTACCGCGTCTTTAAGGAACTTGTCCTCGATGAGGGCTCGATCCCTGAGATGTGCGAGATGTTCAAGGTAGCTTTCCCCACACACGAGGCGGAGATTTGGATCTATGGCGATGCAACAGGTGAAAGGCGCACCGGCCAGACTGGAAAGTCTGATTACTTCACTGTCATGCAGGAAATGCGATCCTTCAACTTGCCCATCAAGATGCGTGTCCCTACAGAAAACCCCAAGATCGCTGACCGAGTTAATTCTGTCAATAGATTGTGCAAAGACGAAAAAGGGTTCATTAGGCTGCAAGTTGACCCAAGCTGCACTGAGCTTATTGCTGACCTCGAGGGAGTTCTGCGAGATCAGAAGGGTGGCATATTCAAAGTGCGAAATAAAAAGGACCCATACTTCAGAAGAACCCATACCAGCGACGCGCTAGGCTATTGGCTCTCCTATGATGAGCCAGTACGTCCCCCGTCAGATAGACTGCCCTCACAGAAGGTCCGGATTGCTCAGCCGGGTTACGGATTTGGAAGACGTTTCTGAAAAAATCCAGAGGGCTTTCGGAAAAGTTGAGAGACCTCGCGTAAAATGTCGTGTGTGCCACATTCCGATGAACTCGGATGCCGAGAACCGGCTTGGAGTTCATGTGCGGTGCGTGTATGATATGAACCAGCGAGCTACTAGACGGATTAAGGGGCCAACGTATGGCACGCGGCGCAAGGAAGAGACCGGGCGAGGATGAGAAAGTCGCTCCGGACACGTCGCTCTCCGTCATCCAAGCAGTACGGGCATGCTTCAACGAGGCTGACGACGCCAAGGTCGATCGTCTCCTGCAAAATCGCATCAACAGGGATGCCTTCTTCGGCAGGCAGGACTGGTCGCAGAAACAGGATGGCCAGTCTACCGAGTTCATACCCAAGACCGCGACATCAGTAGAACAGCTCTCAGCCTTCATCAAGCGTGGCCTGATGAAGTTCGGCGACTGGTACTCGGTCGATCTGGATCGATCGCTGGCTCAGCAGATCAGCGGTGGCCAGGTCAGGGCGATCCTCAATACCTTCTTCAACGATCTATGGGCTGGGAACAATCAGACCACTGTACTGCCCATCGTCATCAGTGACGCAGTGAAGGTTGGCCTTCTCGAGAGCTTGATGATCGTGAAGGTGCACGGGGGCATGATGCCTACCCGCAAGTTCGCCTTCAAGCGTGGCGACGTCACTGCACCTCCAGACAGCCCTGAGGCTGAGCATCAGCTCCAGATGGAGGAGACTGACGAGTGGAAGCTGCGCGTCGATCTCGTGCGCGCGGAGGACTACTATCCTGATCCCACTGGCCGTGGGCTCTATGAAATCCATAAGGTGGAGCGCGATCTCGATGAGGTGATGCAAGGTGCCGACAATGGCATATACGATAAGGCTGCCGTCGAGCAGTTGATCAATGTTGACTACAAGCGGCCGGAAGACGAAGAGCGGCCGGAGATGGACAAGAACCAGAACGAGACGGTCACACCTAGCTTTCGCAAGCGTGTGGTGCTGACTGAGTTCTGGGGCACACTGCTCAAAGACGACGGCACTGTTGCCCATAGGAACATCGTCTGTACGATTGCTAACGACAAGGTGCTAATCCGCCCGCCTGAGCCAAATCCCTTCTGGCATCAGGAGAGCCCATTCTGCGTCGCACCGATCATCAGAGTGCCATTCAGTGTGTGGCATAAGGCACTGTGTGATACGGCTAGCAGCCTGAACATCGCTATGAATGAGATGTTCAACCTGATCCTGGATGGCGGTATGGCTGCCGTGTGGGGTGTTAGGCAGCTGCGCATCGAGGACCTGGAAGACCCCAGTCAGGTCGAGGGCGGCATCAAGCAGGGCATGACCCTTGCTGTCAAGCAGACGCTGCCACACAACGCCAAGGTGATGGAGGTTGTCGCTGAGGGTAACGTGCCCAACGACGCTATGGCCGTCTACGAGGCCGTAGGCCGCGAGTACAATGAAGCCATGATGACGAACGAGCTGAAGCTGGGCAACCTGCCCGGCAAGCAAGTTCGCGCAACTGAGATCGTCGAAGCCAGCCAAAGCCAGGCCGTTACCCTTGACGGCATTGTGGCTGACATTGAGCAGTGGATCGAGCAAGTGATCCGCAAAAGCTGGCTGACGATGCTACAGAACGCTGACGATATCAACTCGTCAATCATGGAGAGTGTTGTTGACAAGACCGTCGCCCTGCTTCTCATGCGCGCGTCACCGGAGGAAAGGTTTGCCCTATTCGCTGGCAAATCCCAGTTTCGAGTATTTGGCCTATCGAGTACAATGGCTAAAGCGCTGGACTTCCAGAAGTTCATGTCCCTTACCCAGGCGGTATCGACAAATCCGCTTCTTTTCCAAGCATATCAGTACAGGTTCTCTAGCGAGAAAAGCCTTCGCTACCTTATGACCCGCCTAAACATCAACCCTGATGACATCGAGAAAGATCAGGCTGAGATGGCCCCGGATGCCCAGAATGCTGAGATGCTCCGCACTATGGGAGCTGCCAACATGATGGGTCAAGCTGGCGGTCAGGGGGGAGCCGCTGCACCAGGGGCTCAGGGTGCAAGTGGCCAGCCGGTAGGTGGGGGTTCAAGCCTACCGGCTCAGATAAACCAGATCGCTAAGCCCGCGACTGGCATGCCGCCGAATGCGTGACAAAGGGCTGGACATGGCTTTATATATGGGACGTAACCCAATCGGAGAGCGCCCATGCCACTGACCAAGAAAGGCAAGAAGATCAAGTCCGCGATGGATCAGGAGTACGGCTCTAAGAAGGGAGATCAGGTCTTCTATGCCAGTCGCAATAAGGGCCGGATCAAAGGCGTGGATAGGGCTCGTGGCAAGAAGGGCGGAAGGAAAAAGTGATGGCAAAGGATCGTGCTAGCCAGGACGAAGATGATCCTGGTGGAGTGGACACTGATATCGAAGGTGATGTCAGTGTAGATCGCTTCAAGCCTGTAATCCAATTCGGTGAGATGGGTGGTGGGATGTCTGCCACTGAAAACCGAATGGTCAACCATAGGGGTCTCCTCGTGCAAAGCACTGGCAAGCCAAAAGATACCAGCGGTGGCAGGGATCTGGGCAAGAACGCCACCAACACTATTATGAAGCCCGGCTACGAGAAGAAGGAAATCACGCCTGGCGCGTGGCCCCAATCTCGCAACAAGGGCTACCCTGGTCATGAGGCGTCGAAGGGCGATCGTGGCTTCATCGCCAAGACCAAAGGCTCGAATGCCTCTGAGAAAGTCGGGAAGTACAAGTGAGGAACGGCCGCTCTGAAGAAGTCCTTATCAACGAACTCCTCCATAACGCACAGGCTAGTGGGGGCAGGGCGCTGGAACGCCGCTTGGCTGACCTCACTATCTGGCACTACAAAAACAAAGGAAGCATTCCCAGAGATAATCTCGCGGCTCGTCAAGCGTTCCTCGAGAAGTCATTCTGGATCCAGATTGAGGTCATTGCCCTCTTGCTCGAACGAAACCACGAGCTTGAGGCAGCTAAGCGTGGCATGTCCAACTTGTGGCTGCCCCGTGGACTTGACTATCAGGGCGACCTCAAGAAGTTCGGATGAGTAGGGAAGGCGACCTGGATGCTATGGAAGACGGCAGGAATGCCGCCGTCATAGCATCTATCGTCCAACCCTACATCAAGGATAGGATCGACAACTGTGTGATTGCGCTGGTCCAAGACTATAGGGGCCGCACTCTCACGCATGACCTGATGCTGGGCAAGATCGCCGAGATGGCTGCCCTGATGGATATGATTAGTAACCTAGACTCCACTCAACGCCAGGGTGAAGTCGCTGCAAACCGGGAGTTAGGTCGTGGCAAAGGAAACTGACGACGTGCTGCAGGGCTTTCCCAAGGATGGGGAAGAGGCCAAGCTGGTGGGGGAGCAAGATGATCCTGGCGATGCTGATCCGCCGCAGCCCGAGCTTGATCCAAAGGATAAGAAGATCCTTGAGCTTGAAGCCCGGCTTGATGTTATTGCCAAGCAGCAACGGCAGTTGCCTCCTGCTGAGCCCAAGGTTATTCCGACGCCTCCAGAGGATACGACAGACTGGGACGCCCTGCTCTTCAGCAAGCCTAAGGAAGCTGTCAAGAAGATCATGGAGGATACCCGCAGAGCTACCATCCAGGAGATGACCCAGCTCTACAATAAGCAGGAGGGCACAAAGCGCTTCTGGGATGCCTTCTATGCTCACAACCCGCAGTTCAATCGTGAGCAGGATCACGACCTCGTCGAGATGACCCTGAACAAGAACCTGAACGATCTCGCAAATATCCCCGTGGCCGAGGCCCTCAAGAAATTGTCGGACTTGACGACCGAGCGCATCATGCGTTATGCCGGTGGGGTGAAGCCAAAAGGCAAAAAGGCGGTTGTCGAGGGCTCGGCCCCACCCGCTCCTAGGCGCCCGGCGGCTGAGCCAGCTCGACCGGGGAGCATTGGCGATGTCATTAAGAACCGCCGAAAGGCACGTCGAGGTGTCGCTGCTTAACGGGAGTATAGGGCATGGCCTCCTTCAACTGGACCTTTGATGCACCGACTGGCACGTACAAGAGCCATGCCCTTGCGTCGAAGCTGTACGAAGCCGCCGTCGAGAACAGCGTCTTCGTAGATCACGTTCGACCCGTCGATGGCTATGGGCGGAACAAGGGTGAGACCGTCACCCTAACAAGGGTCCAGAACATCACCGAGCCAACTACGGCCGACCTTGAGGAAACCGTCCGCATCCCTGAGGACGAGTTCAACCTCACCACCAAGACCATCACTGTCACCGAGCTGGGCCGAGCAGTTCCCTATACCAACCTCGCCCAGGACCTGTCTGAGTACGACATCGAGAACCCGATCCAGCGCAAGCTGCGGGATCAGATGCGCCTCGTTCTCGACACCAAGGCGGCCACGGCCTTCAAGCTGGCCAAGGTCAAGTATGTCCCGACCGGCGCCACTACGAACACCATCACTACCAACGGCACCCCAGGCGCCACTGCAACTGTCAACATGAATTTCTTCCACGTTGAGGAAATTCGCGACTATATGTTCGATACGCTGCAGGTGCCGCCGCTGGAAGGCGACGATTATCTGGGTATCTTCCGTACACTCGGCCTCCGCGGCATCAAGCGGGACACGAAGTGGGAGGAGTGGCACAAGTATCTCGATCCCCAGGCCAAGTACAATGGCGAAGTGGGTCGGATCGAAGGCATCCGCTTCATCGAGTGCAACCACGCCCGCGCGCTGGCAAAGGTGGGCTCCGGCTCAGTCCTCGGCGAAGGCGTTGTCTTCGGTGAAGACTCGGTCGCCATCGCTGAGGCGATGACCCCTGAGCTTCGCGCAGCGATCCCTGGTGACTTCGGACGGTCCAAGGCAGTTGCCTGGTACGGCATCCTGGCGTTCGATATCATCTGGGACACTGGCAATGCTGGCGAGGCCCGCATCGTCCACGTCTCCAGCACCTAACGGGAGGGCCTGATGTACACTGATACCCAGATGGACGTCAATGCTGCTAACGGAGCGCCTCCGGTAGTCAGCGTTGTCACCACTGCCACCGGCATCTCGATGAGGCACATCGTCGGATACAAGGGCATTCGCGTCAAGGCTATATGGGCGACGATCATCACTGCGCCGACCGTCACCAACGTCGTGGCCTCCTTCAAGTACCGTCCGACGCCTGGCTCTGCCACCGGCGAGGTGGTGATTGGCACTCTGACGTTGCCGGTCGCTGCTGCCATCGGTAAACAGTACTACAAAAAGCTGTTCGACTACCTGGCCCTGCCAGGCGGTGAGCTGGTGGTGGACATCACCACAGCTTCGACAGCTGGTGCTGCGGCGTTTGGCTTCTTCGGGGAGCCCCAGTGGGCCAACCCGCTGGATAACGCCAATCAGATCGCGAGTGCCTAATGGCATTCTCGCTTAAGACGCACGTCAAAAACCGCCCTTCAGATGGGCGGGAGGCGCAACTGGTTCGGGTCACTCCTTACGTTCGACTGAACGCAGGGGATGGCCCTCCTATCTACATCCAGAACGGCCAATTCTACTGTGAGGCCGGGGATGTAATCAAGGCGGAAGATCTTCCTCCTTGGTTCGAGGATGAACTGGAAGCGATGACGCCTGAGGCTCGGAAGGAAGTTGGCTTGTGAGCACAGCGAGGATCATCACCAATCCTGCCCAAGGTCTCTTTATCGCGACCTGGGCTAGCTTGCTGAACGGCGAAGCTGGAATTGGTGCGGACCTCCCTGTCGAAGCTGCCACTCGAACGATCCAAGTCTTTGGAACCTTCGGAGCTGGCGGTAACGTCATCATCGAAGGCTCTCAGGACAACGTCAACTGGGCTACGCTCAACAATGCGCTGGGAACAGCGTTAGCTACCATCACGACAGCTGCGATCCATAGCATCGATCAGAACTGTCGCTTTATTAGGGCTCGTGTCAGCGCGGGAGACGGCACTACAGCGCTGACTGTAATCCTGACGGCGGTGTAATGTGGCCCTTGCCAATGCCCGTGAGCTTAAGCAGGACGTCCTCTTCAGGGCGAGCGAGCCTATAGCCGGGTCGTCCCAGTGGGACGCCAAGGTGATGGACTACCTGAACCGCGTGTATCGCACGCTGTCCACAGGTGCCTCTGAATTTCTCCCTGAGTTTGTCGAAGATTGGTGGTGGATGCGTCAGGATGCAGTCCTGATGCTGGAGCCCAACTACAACACAGGGACCGTTGCGGTCACTCAAGGCTCCACGTCTGTCACCTTCAACCCTGCCCCGGCGTCGTCGCTCGCAGGCCGACGTCTGCGAGTGAAACCAGCAGGCACGCGGACGCCTGACCTGTACGTGATTGCGGCTCACACAGGTGGCGCTGGGGCAGCCACCCTGGATGGCAACTACACAAGCGATACGAACGCAGCGTGTCCGTTCGACGCTATGAAGACCGAGTATCCGCTGGCGGCAGCTGTACAGGTCCTGATCAGTCCAATCATCGCGTATCAGGAGCCAAACCGCATCTATGGCATCAGCCCGGAGCGTATGGATGAGCTTTTCCCCCTCACCAGACTGGTTCCCGGCGTATCACAGGCATTCTCCCTCGAGGATGAGCAGACAATTCGCTTTTCTCATGGGGGCAGAAATGACGGTAAGCAGACCCGAGTGGAATACCGCTATCGTCCCTTCATCACCGACCTTGTTGACTCCACCGGGAGTGTACCCCTGGTGCCAACCCAGTGGATGCATATTCTATCAGACATGGCCCTCGTCTATATACTCCTGGACAAGAATGACGATCGCTCCAACGCTGCTGCCTTGGGCGCTCGGACAGGGCTGGCGGCAATGCTCAAAGAAAACCGCCGACGGGCAGTGAAGATCGACTACCGCGCTGGGCATATCGCCCCCAGACAGTCCCGCATACTGCGCAGAGGTCCCCTTCGCACAGATAGTGGCTTGATCATAGGATGATCTGTGGCATACCGAGGCGTAACAGCGAAATTCCCTGTCGGGAGTCAGGGATTTACTGGTACTAGAAACCCATCCCAGGCGGGACCGGGTAACCTCACGTATGTCGATGGCGCTGAGCTAGATGGCGGCATCATCCGTAAAGAGGGAGGCGCAGTAAAGATCAATGCCAGTGCCCTTGCATCCGGCGCTGTGGTTATATCTGGTATTAGCTGGGACCCCACCTCTGCCGGGCATAACGATGTTGTTTTCCTAGGCGATGGTTCTGTCCGGAAGGATACGGGCGCCGGCACCTTTGGAACAACGCTCATATCAGGGCTGACCAGTGTCAGGGATCCTCCGCCAGTCTTTGTGCCCGCAGGTGGTGAGAGTGTTGGCTCCCTTCGCAAGCTGTTCCTATTCAGTGCCCCAAATCAGGTCAAGGTGGTTTCTGGCACTGGCGGAGCTATGGCGGATATCCCCACGCCTCCGGCCGACTGGAGTGCAGGCTCATTTCCCACCTTTGGGGTGCAGCATCAACTGCGGCTATTTGCTGGAGGGAATAATAGCGATCTACATCGGATATATTATAGCACTCTGGGCAATCACGGCGATTTCGGCGGTGCAGGGTCTGGCACTCTGGCTATCTATCCAGGCGAAGGCGAGAGGCTGGTCGGCGGCATCTCGTTCCGTGGAGCGCTAGTTCTCTTCAAGTATCCGTTTGGCATCTATCTCGTAAACACCCAAGATCCGACGCCAGCTAACTGGCAAGTCGAGCGCCTCTCTAAGTCTGTAGGCACCCTGAACCAGCACTCAATTGTCCAGATTGAGAACGATGTTCTCTACATGGACCACGCTGGCAATATCCATATGCTGAGTGCCACTCAGGAGTTTGGCGATGTCAACACTAGCAATATCTCTGCCATTGCAAATCTTGAGCCTTTTATGCGCACTGATACCAATCGTGCTAGCATCAGGCGGGCAGTAGGCGCGTGGTACGCCTCGAAGCGGCAGGCTTGGTTCTGTGTACCGCTGCTAGGCTCATCCGACAATAGTCTGCGTATCATGATTGGCTATAGCCAGACGCAGGATCAGAACCAGCAGCAGGGCGGTCCGCGGTTCTTTATGTCCCGCCGAGACTCCTGTGTGTCGCTGTGGATGCGGCCTGACACTAACAACATCCCCAGGCCAACGGTAGGCGATACCATTGGCTTTGTGTGGCGCCTCGACGCTGACAGCCGCAATAAGGATGGCAACGCGTATTCTATCGACTTTGAGACGGCGAATACTGATCTGTCCTTCATCGATCCTAGCCTCGCCACCAAGATGAAGGCTGGGCAGTTCCTAGAGCTTGCGTCTGAGCCGCGTGGCGACTGGGACCTGACAGTGCAGGTGTTTTGGGATGATGTTCTGACTGATACACTGCAGTTCACCATGGGTGGAGGTGGTGCGGCGCTAGGAGACTTCATCCTGGACACTGATGCTCTAGGTTCAGATGTTGTGCATAGCCAGCGAAAACGCATGACTGGATCAGGTAGACGCGTGAAGCTGGTCGGCCACAATGGCGGGCTAGATCAGGATGTCACGATCGCTGAGTTTCATATCAGCTTCAATGTCATGGATGAACGGATAGCAGATGCCTCTTAACCCTATTCAGTTCAAGTTCGTGAAGCGGCCCAACTACGTCCTGTATGGCCCTTCGATGTCTCTGGAGGAACTGTTCTGCAAGGTGTGCGGGACGGCCATCGGAGGCCTGGTCACGCAAGTCAAAGGCACCCGTATCACTCGTGAGGGCAAGCAGATTGAGGAGCAGATCGTCCGCTTTCGGCGCTATCACAACTACGTCGAAGTCAAGATGCAGTTCGAGGATGGCTCATATCACGTTACGTGTGGATGCAATCAGTGTATGTCCGTCAACCTAACTCCCGAGCAGCTGGATGAGCTACATCAGGCTGATATGTCGGTCGAGGAAGAGATCTACCCTGGCCAAGAAGAGCATATGGCCCGTAAGGCTGCGATGGTGGTAGCTATCCGAACTGATGGGGGAGGCATTATATGAGTAGCGGCCTCTACTCGCATACCACGCGAGGTACGGGGACGGTTCTGACGGCTGCGATCTACAACGCAGATCACACGAACCACATCACTAATCAGAACCCGTCTATGACGGGCGCATACAGTGATAACGTCACCCAGATGCAGCTTACGACTGATCCCGGTGGGATCGGGACGGAGAGCCTTGCCCCTAGCCTCGCGGGCGAGCTTGAGAGACTGCGCTTCCAGCTGAAGGCTATTACTGGCGGAGCCCAGTGGTATGCCCCGCCATCTCCTAGCCTTGCAGGCCTGGGAACGGCTATCACCACACAGAAGCTGACTGTCAGCAAAGATGTCAACTTCACTGGCGATCTGACCCCTACACAGATCACCGGCAACCAGAACGACTATGCGCCTACCGGGCATGCGAGTGCATTTCGCTTTCTGATCAACAGCAGCGCCGCATTCAACATCACAGGCCTGGCCGGAGGTGTAGCTGGGCGTGTCGTAGCCATTACGAACACTGGCACCTTTACCATCACGCTAAAGGAGCAGGACGCCGGATCGAGTGCTGCCAATAGATTCCTGAACAGCGGCGATGTAGCTCTCGCTGCCAACCAGACCCTGTGGCTCCAGTACGATGGCGGAACGACCAATAGGTGGCGTACCTCGCGATTTGCTGAGCTGGTCAACAAGACGATTGTCGGCAACCTAACCGTCGGTGGCGACATATCGTCAGTGGTCAATGTCAAGACCACCGGATATCTTGAGGTATCGGAGATCGCTTCCCCCGCCAGCCCAGCCGCTGACAAGGGACGCATATATGTCAAGGATGTAGGCGGCGTCACACTGCCCTTTATGAAGGATAGCGCTGGTAACGAGAGTGCCCTTATCGGTGCTATGCAGCTGCTGAACTCGGGAACAGTGGCATCAGCAGCTAGCCTCGATATATCGCTGGTTGGATTTATCTCGACATATCGACGGTTCAAGATTGTCCTGGATAGACTTGTCCCTGCTACTGATGATGTTCGAGTGTTCGCTCGACTATCCACAGACGGAGGATCCACTTGGATTAGCACTGCCTCATATGGACAAGGTGGTAATATAGTTAGCTCGTCTGTTACAGGTGGCAATACTGGTAGCCTTGGCAACACTTCAATTCTCCTCACTCCATTTGTTGGAGCTGGAGATAAAGTCAGTAACACGGCAAGCGAGGGTGGCGTTAGCCTGGAATTTACCATAGGTGACTGCTCTAACACTGGGGTATGGCCTCACTTCGACTGGGTTGGAGGACATGTAGGTGCAGGCGGAGGTACCTGGGGATCGCACATGCACGGCACCCTAGCATCTACACAAGATATCGATGCCGTGCAGTTCTTCTGCGAGTCAGGCAACATCGCATCCGGCAAGTGGGGCCTCTTCGGGATACTGTAAGTGACCACGATTAACCCACATACGACTAGGGCGGCGGGCACGATCCTGACGGCGACTATCTATAACGCCGATCATATCAATCATATTACTAACGCCAATGCCCTGAACGCTGCTAAGGCCGAGCTGCCTATCGATGCGTCGACTGGCGTCACAGATGCGACTGTGACGAATGCCAAGCTTGCCAACATGCCAGGTTGGTCAGTTAAGGTTAGGAACAACGCGGCAGCTGGAGTTCCAAGCGACGCCGCGGTGGCGGATGTAGCTACCGCTACGCCGGCTGGCACCGACTTTATTATGGGCTTCCTGTCCACCGGAGAGCTTAGGAAGTACCTAACATCTAGTATCGCCACGACGCCCTCTCTGACTAGACGGGCGATCACTACCACTGACACAGTTGTAGCCGGCGATCGAGCTAACCTTGTTGAGATCACCAGCGGTACGTTTACCCTAGCATTCACTGCAGCGGCGACGCTAGGCAATGGTTTCTATACCATTATCTATAACAACGGCACTGGCGACGTTACCCTCGATCCTAACAGCACCGAGCAGATCGATGGTCTGACAAGCTGGGTTCTATATCCAGGCGGTGCGATACTGGTTACATGCACTGGGACAGCGTTTGAGAGCGTTCTGCTCAACGCGATGCGGAAGACGTTCACGGGATCAGGTACTTTCACCAAGCCAGGCGTGGGCACTCGCATCAAGATTGGCTGCTGGGGACCAGGCGGTGGCGGGGCTCGTGCTAACGCGGGTGGCAACGCTTCTGGCGGCGGTGGAGGCGGATATAATGAGATTACCAAAGATCTATCTGCGCTGGGAGCGACTGAAAGTGTTACTGTAGGTGCAGGTGCATTAGGTGGAGCTTCAAACGGCACTAACGGAGTCGATGGTGGTACTACTACCTTTGGCACTCACTTAACCGGATATGGAGGCGTAAAAGGTACACAGGGAGCGAGTGGATCGGGTCAGGCAGGCGGCGCCGGAGGGACTGCTACATCTTCGACAGTATCAGCTAGTTCATGGATTGAGATTTCAACCGTATGGACTGCCATATATGCTTGGCATGGAGGTAGAGGCGCTAACTCTGATAACTCTGCTTGCGGAGGCCATAATATAACTGCGGCCAATGCTATCATGGGTGGCGCAGGCGGAGGTGGTAAGCAGAATGCGACACTTGTAGCCGCAGGCACATCTCAGGGTGGCGGCAACGGAGGTGCTTCGGGCAGTAACGGCTCTCAGCCCGGCGGTGGTGGAGGTGGAAACGTAGCCGCTACAGCCGGCAATGGTGGAGCTGGGCAGGTTACGGTGGAGATTTGGTAATGGCTAGGTTTGCAATCCTAAACAACGACATGCAGGTGATCAACGTAGCGGAGTGGGACGATAACACACCCTGGCTGATCCCTGGCATCCTCGTGAGGATCACAGATGATACATCGCCAGTAGCAGTTGGCTGGGTATGGGACCCAGGCCTGCCTGGGCTAGTTCCACCTGCGCCTGATACCCCGCCCGAGACCCCGCTGCCAGGAGGCCAGCTTGCGTAAGAGCAAGAACATCGAGGTGGGCAAGCTCTTCATCACCATCGAGGACCTTGAGGAGGTAGGGGATATGGTTCCCCTACACACCCATCCGGAAGGCGAGGCCCACATCTCAATCGTCGCCCGCGGAGGGGCTGAGATCAATGATCTGACTGTCGAGGCCGGAGGGATCATAAAGTTCGTCCCTGATGAGCCTCATCGCATCAAGGCCCTGGTGCCCAATACTAGGGTGATCAACATTAGGTATTGACGTCTGGATTGGCCCCGGCCCCGGCCTGTGTTATGGTGCCTGGCCAATGGCAAATGACGGGAGAGTACTATGCCAGGTGTGAACAGAGATCAGGTCCTTGGCTTCATCCGCCACGTTATCACCTTCGCAGGTGGCATCTTGGTGGCCAGAGGCAAGCTCGATCCAACGCAGGTAGAGACCATCGGAGGATTGGTGGTCACTGTAGCTGGCTTGGTCTTCTCCTTTATGGCTCCAGAGAAGACTGATCCTGCAGCGGCAGCGGCGTCGAAGCCGTGACCTGGGCCTCCCTCGTTCTCCTTGGGTTGAGGATTGTCAGCGAGACGTTGACATACCTCAATCAGCGTAAGCTCATCAAGGAGGGCGAGGACAAGGCCATTGCATCGGCAACACTGCAGCTGTTGGAGCGTACTGAAGAAGGCAAACGCCTTCGGGAATATGTCAAAGGGCAGACACAGGCTGAGGAAGACGATCTCTGGGACCGGATGACTAAGCTATGAGAGCAGAAGGCGGAATAGTATGCTTCATCATCTGCTTCGGAGCGTCGGAGCCTCTAGCGGTGCCACCACTGAAAGGAGACTTCTGCAGTACGTACGAGAGGATCGTAAAAGGCGAGAAGGACAAAGAGGCAGTGAAAGCCTTGCCCCTGGAGATGCGCAGACGGGTACAAGGCAACGATCTAGACTATCTGTGCACCTGCCGTGGCTGGGAGGACAAAGCATGTCTATCGAGATCGACAGTAAAGTAAACCTGGGGCACATTCTTATCATGGTAGGCATGCTAGGCTCAGGCATCAGCGCCTATGTGGCTGCTAAAGTTACGCTTAATGAACACCAGAGCCGCTTGGAGAACATTGAGAAGGCAGTTGAGAAGTACAACACCCGCGCCGAGGATCTGAACAACTCGCTGTGGGGCATCAAGTCCGACATCGCCATTATCAGGCAGAAGGTCGAGCTTGGACTAGCCAGGGGAGAGGCCCTGAAGCGATGACAACCGCCTACAGACTGGCAAAGAACCCAGGGGAGTACGCAGCCGCCCACGCCCTCTTAGCGAAGGAGGGTTTCGGTAAGCAGGAGTTGCGTTTTCCTACTATCTTGGCGCTGGATGAAGGTGAGGTTGTGGGCCTCATCAGTACTCACATCCAGGACAAGATGATCATTGCTGGGCCGCTTTGCCTGAAATCTGATAGGCGACGTCCACGGGCAGCGATTAGGCTGGTCGATCTATACGATATTACAATGCGCCACATGGGTATAAAGTCCTACATTTTCCACACGGAAACTGACTCTATTTTGGATAAGTCGGCGCAGAAGATGGGCATAGGCGAGTTCTATGCCGAACGGAACGGTGTTCGATTTTACGTTAGGAGGCTCTAAAGATGGGCGGCTCCACATCAGTACCAGGACCAAGTCCTGAGGAAAGGGCCCTCCAGGCTCAGCAGACTGAGATGCTGAAGTTTCAGACCGATATCCTGAAACAGCAGCAACAGCAGCAGAAGGTCCTGTTGCCCTTCCTAGCTGATCAGCAGGGCTATGCCGTCCAGATGGACGACAATGGCAACATTACTGGGATCACCAAAAAGAATGATCCCCTGCAGCAGCAGAACGATGAGATCACTGGTTTGCTTAATCAGCGCACTTTGGATGCGCTACATGGTGATCTTCCGGTCGATCCAGCACTGGAGACTAGCCTCCAGACGAACGAACAGCAGCTTCGAGAGCGCCTAGCCCAGCAGTTCGGCCCCGGCTATGAGACTAGTACGCCTGGTATACAGACGCTTGGCAACTTCATGAACCAATCTGAGCAGCTGCGATACGGTGCCAGGACTGGGCAGCTAACCCTTGGAGAGCAGCTAGGCATCACACGTCAGCAGCAGGATCAGTTCACCCAGCAAACGAACCAAGACGTTCTGCGTCAGTCAGCCTTCGGCGATCCACTGGCCCTCGCAGGCGCCTATGGTCAGGTGGCCAAAGGCTACGGCGCGGCTCAGCAGCCGTATCAGCAGCAGCGGACATTGCAGGCTCAGGTCTCATCGGCGAATGCTCAGAGGCAAACATCCCTCATGGGAGCTGGCATTGGCCTGACTGGCATGGCTCTCTTCAGTGACACCACTGGTAAGGAGGACATGGTCCCCATCAGCAAAACGAGTAGCGGCATTCCGATCTATATGTACACCCGGAAGGACACCGGAGAGCAAATGCTGGGCGTGCTGTCTACTGATGTCGAGATGGTGTTCCCCGATGCCGTCAGAACCAGGGATGGCTGGGACGTTGTGAACTATGAGGCGCTCTGATGCCGTTCGACGATCTGAGCTATGGACAAATCCCCCCTGATATCCTGCAGCAGCAGTTGCAGGATCGGCAGGGCGATCTTCCTATGCCTACTCCTAGCTTTCCTGGCGGGCCTAGTGGTTCGCCCGAAGCATTTTACCAGCAAGAGCAGGAAAAGGCCCAAGCCCTAAAGGACGCTCACCAGTACGGCATCCAGAAGGGGGATGATCTGGAGCTGGGGCAGCGCCTTGTCCAGATGTTCGATCCCAACGTACCCAAGCCGGTTAGGCAGTTCATCTACAAGGAGATGAGCCGCCAGATGGGCGTGGACCCGGCTGGTCAGACCTCGAAAGAGGTTGGGCAGATGCTGATGGGCCTCGACCCTGAAGCGATGGACAACATGCGTCGAGCGATCGCGGCGAAGATCCCTGATGCCAAGCCTGGTGAGGTGAGCCAGCTGGTGAAGGGTGTGCTTACTGGCCAGGTCAACGGCATGCAGATGATTGGCCTGGCTAAGCAGTCGGCAGGGGCGGTGGCAGCCGGCACAGGTCCTTCGACAGGCGAAGGCCTGCCCGGTGGTGATCCCACTCAGCAGCCCACATCAACGGGCGCAGACCTGCCAGGCGGAGGGCCGTATCAGCCTGGCGCCGACGTAACTCGTCGTGCCAGACCGACTGGCACCGAGGTGCCTCCGGTGCATCAGCAGACCGATCCGCAGCTTCTTAAGGCCCTGGGCCTCAACCCGACCCAGCAGGTTCGTAACTCGGACTTGCTGGCAAAGGGCTATACCATTCCCACTGATGCCAAAACTCAGCGGGAGGTAGCTGAGAAGGTGTTGGATCAGAACAGCTCCACCGTGAACACGGCTCTTGAAGCATCCAAGATGTATCAGCTGTTCAAGGGCAAGCCTGAGGTGCTGGGCGTAGTTGGCTCTGGCATACGCCTTGCTGATCAGGTTGCAGATCAGAGCCGTGCCCTGCTGCGTTTTGCAAATAGGGCCTATGGCGGTGGCGACCTGTCCGAGATCGATGAACATGATAGCAAGACGGTTGCACTTGCTAAAGACCTCGCATCGAAGGTGGCTGAGTGGTATAAAAATCGAGGCATCGAGGACGTGGCTGTTGACAGCGCTAAGCTGCAATCAGCCATGATCAACATGGCCTACTCGATGGCCATCGCTCGAGGAATACCTGGCAATCGTATGACTAATGCGATCGTCAATCAGCATCTGACTGAGCTTGGCAGCTCGCACTCAGTGGCGCAATTCGAAGCGGCCCTGAGCGATACCCTGCAGCGCGCGGTGGATCGCAGCCAGAGCGATATGTATGCTAAGCTGGGCAAGAACGTCAATATCGACGTGACCGGCCTGACCGATCAACAGATCGCTATCATGGCCCAGAGCTCTAGCATCCTTCCACCTAACCTGCGTCAGGCTGTCATCGATGACTCTAAGCGGCGCAAGGAAGGCGGGGCTCCTGCAACGGGCGATATGATCGAGGCGAGGAGTCCCACGCTCGCGGAGGAAGAGCGCCTCACCCAAGAGGACGTCAACCGCAAGCAGACACATGAGCAGAATACTGAGCAGCGTGCCCAGGCTGCGTCCGACCTCGCTCAGACCCGCGAACAGCGGCAGTATGAGCATGAGAAGTTCACGCGGGACCAGGCCTTGCTACATCAGCAGCAGGAACAGCGCCGCTACGATCTGGCCCTCCGTAAAGAAGATCGTGCAGCAGAGCATCAGCGCCGCCAGGAGATCATGGCTGCCTTTGCACAGCTAGGTCATGCTATCGCATCTAGTGGCCACGCTGCGATCTCAGGTGGCGGTGGAGGTGGAGGCGGCGATCAGAACCCTGACGCATTCAAGATAGGTTCGGCACCTCAGCGCCATGCCCCGCAGCCGATTGATGCATCTAGGTTCCAACGAGGGAAATAAGTGGCTGACGATGGTTCTCCGTTTGACCCTTTTGAGCAGGGTCATCAGCGCTTTATAGAAGATGGCGACATTGGTCCCTTGGCAAGCAAGGTGATCGAAGCCGCCACCCCTGCAGATGCGCTTGCCCCTGAGAGCTATCCCCAGACCCCCACCGACACTGCTGAGAAGTTGACAGGCCATCCCGGTTCGAGAGGCCTGATTCTACCCATCGGCATCCCTGAGGGTGGCTTCATGTCTGAGCCGTTCACATGGTCTCGCGTGGGTGAGCGGCTGCATGTGCCTCACGTACTGCACGCCCCTTATCAGGCCTTCCATCAGCTTCACGACTATTTGGCAGCTGGCGGCGATCCAGAGGATCCAGACGCCCAAAAGCTGGGCGCTGAGGTGGCCCTAGGCATGCTAGGCATTGGAGGCACGACGGCGACCAATGCCATCTACCTAGGTGGTAGGATGCGAGACTCTGTCATCGCGGGGGTTAAGGATCTGATCCCTGAGGGCGAAGGCATGGTGATGCGTCAAGATGGCTCATCCATCAAGCAGCGCCTGCCAGGAGAGATCGTTAGGCCGAACCCTGACAGAAATATGTTCGACGTCTCCCGCTATGACTTGGAGGCGGACTCCCAGGCTCGCTTTGGGATGCCCTACGATCAGCTGACGCCTGATATGCAGCGGTGGGTCAAGAGCCAGGCCATCGCTACGATGAAGTCGGCCAATGATCCTGAGGCTGTGGCTCCAGCGCTGGAGAGCATCAAAGGCGGGGCTGGCAAGGCCAGGGTTGAAGGTGGTGAGCTGAAGCTTCCCGAAGGCCTGACATTCGAGGAGCACACCAATGGCATGGGCCAGACCAACATCCACATCCACGATGCCAAGGGGGAGCAGCTAGGCCGTGTATACGTTAGAGACCTCCGTGGGCAGGATGCTATCCAGATTGGAAACGTATCTCTGGAGGAGAGTATTCAGAGGAAAGGCATCACCACAGCCATCCAGCAATACCTTGAACAGAAGTTCAAAAAGCCTATGGTTCCTGATACCTTCCTATCGAATGCGGAGTACATGCGTTGGCAAAAGATTGATCCCGAGGCTGTCGCTCACTATAGACCGATCGGAGATCACTCGTGGGAAGGTTATCCTAACACTAATACACCTAAGCTGATGCAGCGCCGCCGAGAGCTGCGTGGAGACGACAACAATGGCAGATGATCCTCGCGAGATTACACTCGAGAGCCGCGCCGAGCCTCAGGACGTAGCGGACAAAGGCGCACAGCCCATCGACTGGGATGCCCTCATCAAGAAGATGGAGGCTGATCAGGAGGCTAGCAAGCGTGGCGAGAGGCCGGCGCGTGAGCCCATCACCACTGGCGGCACCCCGAGGGACACCTCTCTAGATAATCTGCCGCTGACCGCTGGCGAGGATGTGCCCCAGGGGCCGACAGGCGATGATCGCTATGTCAATCCACTGGTTGGTCCGGCGAGCGAGATGGGGGCTACGCCAGGGCTACCGTCTGGGCCTGGTAGGGCATTCAATCGCGGTGCAGACATCGTCAACGCCTTCACACCCAGTGCAATCACCAACTATCTGAAGCAATCGACCACGCCCCAGAATATGAGAGGCATCCTGCGTGGCGTCGGTGCTACAGGTGGTGGCCTAGTCGGTGCGGGCTCGCCGATCCCCGGCGGAACGATGATAGGCACTGGCCTCGGCTCTATGGCCGGCAACTACGCTGCCGACATCTACGACAGCCTGTATCAGACCCACAAGGCGACTGGCAAAGATCCAGGTCTGCTGGCTAACTCCCTCAACCATACCAGGGAGGCATTGGCTGATAGCGCTCTGACTGGCGCAACCCAGGTTGCTCTACCCATAGTGCTTGGCCCAGGCAAGTGGCTTCTGTCCAAACTCCTGCGCATGCCTCCCAACTCGGCTGAACTGCTGAAGGAGGCTGGTAGCATTGGCGTGGATATCGGCCCTGCCAATATGCCAGGCACCCTCGCGGGCAGGATGGTCAACATCTTCGGCCGTATGCCCCTAGTCGGCTGGTCTACCCAATCGGCTGCCAAGGAGCAGGCTAAGCAGTTGATAGCCGCTCAGAACGACATATTCGGCAAGATTGCAGGCGGCAAAGCCACGTCTGAGATCAGCCGAGAGGCCGCTGAGGCGGGTACTCGTAAGTTCGCTGACTTCGCCACAAAGGTACAGGCTCAGACCGAACATGCTATGCGCGTCGGCTACGAGGCTGGCCCTATCATCTCAACTAAGGGTATCAAGGCCGCTGCTGAAGAGGCCCTAACCAAGATTGAAGGTCTCAGTCTGGGTCCGAAAGCCTTCCTTACCACTCCTCAGCTAAAGCTACTTCGCAGCTTCGAGGATATGCCAGACAAGATCAGCACAGTCGACGTTAAGGCCCTCGATCCCTATCTGGAGAACATGATCAGGGACGTATCTCGCAGGACCGGCACGTCGATGCCCTACCTAAATGATCTGAGAAAGGCTGCAACTGATGCCCTGAAGAGCAGCAGTCATCCGGCCGCCAAGCTGATGGCTAAGGCTGACAGTGATTTTAAGACTGGCCTTCTGACATTCACTAACGAAACCGCTAAGGATGTTGGCAAGCTCGATCGAGAGGTGTTTGCTACTGGCAAGATCCTGCCGGGCCGTAAGAGCCCTGAGGAGATGGCTGATACGATCTCACAGCTCACCAGCGCCAAGAAAGTGCAGGAAATGCGTGCACTTGTAGGAGATGATCCTATCAAGCAGACTGCCAGGGTCAAGCTGGAGTCCGCTTGGCAAAAGGCTGTGACTAGTGAAGATGGACAACCCTTCAAGTGGTCTTCTGAAAAGTTCAACAAAGAACTGGGCCTTGACCGACCTGGCAGCGGGCGATACGAAGCCCTGAAGGAGATGATCCGTGGTACTGGTTCCAGTATTGAGGATATTCAAAAGCTGGCTCGTGTCGCCGAAAGTGTGGCTACTGCTCCTGTTGCTGATATCAGCACTTTTATGGCTCGTGCTTCTATTCTCAAAGGAGCTGGGAGTTTAGAGAAAGCTGTGAAGGGAGCCCTGACGCTTGGGCTTGCTGGAGCTGCCTCACACGGCGCAGGCCTAATCCCCACTCTAGCGGGTATGATGGTAATGAATGCCAGTGTGGGCTCCCTGATGCGTCCAGGCGTCGCCCAGGCGGCCATCATCAGCACGGACAAGATGGCTACCCAGGCTGCAAAGCTGCAGGCGATCCTACACATGGTTGGTAGTATGCCTGATGTCATGGAGCGGCTGATTAATGATCATCTGCCGCCTGCCATGCAGAAGGGAGTACAGAATGCCGTTGGTACGCGTTGATCCAGGAACGATCGGGAAGCGCCGAGACAGTCTGCGGGACCTATACACCCAGCAGGAGTTCGAGCGCCGCTACAGCCAGATGCAGGATAATCAGGAGCTCTATTCTGGGCGGGTAAAGGAATTTTCGAGGCCTGTCGTTCCGAAGGAAGAGACTGAAAATCTCTACCGTCCCGGCAGCCCATATGTCAAGCAGTGGTCCGCTCAGGAGATTGCTGATAGGTCACCCAGCGGTTATTGGGGAAAGGACCCAGCTTGGAGTCAGCTGTCCAAGTATCAGAAAGCAGCCGCTATGAGTCTCCTCGAAGCTGATAGCGTCGAGGGAAGGCCCGATTTCGCATCGGCCAGGAATGTGCTGGGTGCGATGATAAATAGGGCGGACAAGGAAGGTAACGATCTCGGGGAGCATGTATCCCAGCGTATCTACCAGCCGACCATCGAGCCAGCTCAGTATCGGCGTCTGCCGCAGATTGTCCAGCTCCCTGAGTTCCAGGCACTCTCGAGGCTTGCCGAAATGAGGGATACTGGTCAGGTCAACGATTGGGTAGACGGGGCCACTCACTTCCTTGCCCACGAGCCCGTCATGGAAAAGCTGCGAGACCAGGAACCCAATAAGTATCGTTCCTGGGTCAACTGGACCGGCTATGATGCTAATGGCGGGAAGTATGCCAATCCTGATGGGTCGCCAGTCCTCAGGGATCGGAGCCACGCCTTTCTTGCCCCTGAAGGGCGGCATAGTGCTGATCGTGGGCCCTTGGTCGATATGGACGTTCATACTACCGCTCCTGGCTTTCAGAGCAACCCCACTACTGATGTCGGTGAAGGCAATAACGACATCAGTCAGTTCAATCGATCTCCCGACGCCCCACAAGGGGGAGGCAGTAATCCTGTAGTTGAGGCCTCCAATACCTCTACCAAGATACCCACGCTGCAAGAATATCTCTTTGGCACCAAGGGACCTCTGCTGGAGCCAATCTTCGGTGGTGGTGCTGATAGCCAGCGCCTGGGCAAGATATATAGTGGTCTATCCAATTCTACACAGGGCTCAGGGGTTCAGATAACTGGGGCAACCACTCCGGTTCAGGACCAGGATCAAGGGGGATTTCAGGTGATGCAGCTGCCAAGGCGCGCTCCTCCCGCGCCGCTTCTACGGCGGACCTAATAGCGGCAGCGGTCTTCTCAGGATAGTCCTCTGACGTCTTGACCTCTCGCATGTGGCCCCAGTCGAAGCCGATCTTCAGATCGCAGCCCAGCCTAAACTCGCGGCCCTCATACACCAGTGGGGGCCGCATATAGCCCTTGATGTCCTGTACGGTCATGGCTAGACCAACCCACTCGTTCCAATTGGTCGGAATAGGATGCAGAATCATCAGAGAGTCGTGAACCTGAGCGCCCAGGCGGACCTTGCGAAAGCGGTCGCTCTCGTTCTCATACACCTGACACATCGCCTGCAGACAACTGTCAGCAACAGTCGACTGGGGCTTGAAGCTGTAGGCCTGATCGAACAGCTCCGAACCCCACTCTCCCAGCAGCCGAACCTTTCGGCCGAAGCAGTTGGTCATAGTCCGGTCGTGGTCTCGCATCTCCTGCCGAATAGACTCATGCCATTTAGGTATCCCTGGATAGGCGACTGTTGTGTAGGCTTCTACCAGTGGCATGGCATCCGCCTCACTTATCTCGTTCTCAAGCGCAAAGCGCCTATATTTCATGTTGTAGTTAAGGCCGTGGTTCGACTTCTTGCCTGCCTGGCGGATAGACATTACACGGGGCAGAAATATGAGCCCCTTCTCGGCCATGTCAACCAGATGCGGAAGCTTAGTGTCTCTGATCTCCCTGATGGTGTTTTCGTCTGTATTGGACCCGACTGCTTTGTGTTCCTCGATAACCAGGTCTTCAGGAACGCTGGTGATTAGGCTGCCCGTAACCACGTGAGGGCTCTTGCCACTAGCAACGACGCCGAGCATGTTGGCGTCGCCTGACAGATAGGCAACCACAACCCACTCGGCGCCGGCTAGATCAAACTCCATCATAATCATTTGCGTCTGCGTACATTCCACTTCTGAACCTCATCGCATACATCTTCAATTGTAGGCTGATCTGGCAGGCCGGTGATCTGCAGCTCGTTATCTAGCTGGTACTTGCAGATCGCATCGCGGGTCTTGACGCCATAGCGGCCATCGATTGCCAGATCGGCATAGCCCAGCAGGGTGATAGCGCTCTGGATAAAGGCGGTGATCTCAGAGGCGTTAGGTTCGTAGGGTCCGATAGACATATCACCTGCCCAACTCTCCTGTAGCTCGCCAACGGTCCCCGCGAAGCTATTCACGTCGATAGGCGCTTGGGGATTGTTGCCCTCGCCGATGCCAGGCACCACCTGTGGCTTAGGTCCGATGCCATCCCCAGTGTACTGCCACAGCCACCAGTTGTCCCAGCTGGCTTGGCACTTTGGACTATCCCCGTACTGGGCCAGCCACAGTCGGCACGAGCCCAGATAATCGTTAATCTGGTTGCCCAACTGATCCTTGATCACGTTGCCGCTGTACAGAGCGGGCTTACGTTTGATCTTATCCTCGAGGAGACGCAAGAACATCTCGGCGTCAGCGGCTGAGCATCCAGAGTCTTCGTGATCCAGCACCATGAGGGTGTGATCGTCAGGGTTAGCACACTCCAGAAACCACTCCACCTGTCGCTGAATATTGCCTGGACGAAAGAAGTGATAGGCCCCCCACAGGAAGCCCACATCCCTAGCCATGGTTCGTCTGGTCTTGTAGGTGGGATCAACGATGGTTGTCCCCTCAGATGCCTTGTGGATGACCGCCCTGATCCCCCAGTTCTTGGCGAGCTGAAAGCTGTTGACGACGTTGTGATGGCTTAAATCGACCACCATAGGCTGGATGATTTTACTCGGGACCATTTCCTACCTCCACCAAGAATGCAAGGGCCATGGCAGCCACTTGCAGCATTTCCTTCCGTGCCCTGGGAATGTTGTTCGCCTTGATCTCATCCCACGCCTCGTCCAGCTCCTCGAGGATCACGGCGTAGCCCTCGTGAGGGCCGCGCATAGGGGCGAACTTCTGCCTGGCCCGTTTGAACTCAGCCAGGATTAGATCGTTCGCATACTCGGGGGTTAACTTATCTTCTGCCATTTTATCCTGCCACAATGAAGGATTTAAACTCAGGGTGAAGGTTCTGCAGGTTCATGCCTGTGCCCATCAGAGTCTGTCCGCTAGATAGCCGGCCAGTCCACGTACCCCGAGGGTTCCAGCTACAGCGCAGCCGGTTATCAGTATCAAGTTCCACATCTATGTATGTTCCTTTGAGTTTCATCAGCGCCCTAAGCTCCTGGACGACCTTAGCCTGGGCCGCACCCACCCCTGCCTTGCGGTAGATGCGGCTCATGGCCTTGTCGTCAGTAGTGTAGCCACCCTCCCTATTCTTGTACGGAGGGAGCTTTAGGGTCTCGTAGAAGTAGGTGATGCACTGCTTCGGGCTCTGTACGTTCAGCTCGAAGCCCACCAACTCGTTCAGCTTGGCCTGCTTCTCGGCAATCGCCTTGTCGAGCTTTACCTTGGTAGCCGCGAGGCCTTCTCGGTCCACCGCGAGCCCAGTTACTGCCATGTAGGCTAAGGGTCCAGCCATTCTTACAGTCCTGTTGTATGTGGGCCAGTAGCCGCCATCGGTCATCTCCTGAGATAGAACGTCCCAGGTTTCGAGGGCCACACAAGCGTCTTTCCCGCAGTACCGCTGGAAGGTGTTCCAGTCTATGTTTGGGTTCTTCCATATCTTTCCATCGTCCTTCCAGTAGGGCTCCCTCGTATGCATGCTCGCGATGAAGTCCAGACCCTTCTTGAAGTCCGGGTAGATGATGTGCTGCGCGATCATAGGATCGCCCAAGGGTCCCTTGATGTGGATGTTACACTGCTGCAACAGAAACACAGCGTCGAAGCCCACTATGTTCTGATTGATCTTCATCACCTCGGGATCGCTGAGGAGGCCAGCATATGCCTTCCACAGCGCAATCTCATTGTCCTCATCCCAGTAGTGATCGCCCGTGGGGCCGACCAAGGGCACAGTCATAGCCTCGTCTTTCTTGTAGGCCAGACTGAAGCAAGAAACCTGATGGTTTACAACTTCGATGTCGGTGCAGACCCGCTTGGCTTCGCGACAGGCTTCAATATAGTGGTAAAAGTCTGAGTACGTTGGCCTTATTATAAGGTTCCGGGATGGCAGAACTAACTGCCTATCATCCAAATCACGGGCGATTTTCTGCATGTCTCCGGATATCAGATATCGCCAGACATACACTCCGTGGATCGTAGCAGCCGGGTGTACGGTAGGCATGAACTTCCGGTCTACGATAGGAGACCACAGCGGGCTACCGCGCCACTTCATGATTGGCCGCTTATCGCCGGTCAGGGCAGACATAGCCTGCTGGCCCAGTGTGAGGATGTTGTTAGCCCCACACGCCCTGATCTTCTCGATGGTGGGCATATAGGCTTGGACACCCGCCTCGGTGAAGCCCCGGCTATTCCACAGACACTCACCGCCGTGCCAGAAGTGCCCAGCCTTATCCTTGGTGACCTGGAACGGCCAGAGGTTGAGGATATAGCACTGGCGGCGAGCAATGCCTGAGGTGTGTAGGCAGTCGTTGAATACCTCGCCAGCTGGACCGATCAAGGGTCGGTTCAGCTTCATCTCCATTCGGCTGGGCGCCTCGGCGAGAACCAGCAGTTTGGAGTTAGGATCACCTTCTTCCCATGGGCTAGACATGAGATGCCCTCACCGTATGTAGCATATCATCCAAATCTTCCGAACTTAGTCGATTATTTACACCATATCTATTGTAAGGCGGCTGAAGCTCTGCTATAAGCTTCCTTTCCAAAGCCCTCATAGCATATATATTATCCTCTCGAATATACTCGACCCTATTGAATATATTACCTATCCTTCCATGAGCCTTTCTACATGAAGTCCTATGATGGGTCACACGCCTTATAACATTTTTAGATGATCCAATGTAAAGAAGGAGATTATCACTGTATAAAAGATAGACACCTGGATTTATAAACACAAGGCCAGTTATATCCATAATCCTTTCTGTGCATCCACCCCACGATGGTGCATCTCTATAATACTCAGTGGATCGCTTACTACTATCCTTAAACATTCTATATCTACATGTTGAGCATGTATATCCCCTAAATTTAGATACGTCCTTTACTTCTCCGCAGTGATCACACTTTCTGCTTTGCATTTCCTTTATCCTCAGCGACCCGCTTTAGGAAGCCATTCTTGTGCTCTTGCGATAGGTCCCAGCCCAAGCCGGTGTGGCCTAGCTTGTAGGCTGCCCGGAGGGTTACGCCACTGCCAAGGAAGGGCACCAACACGAAACTGCCAGGGAAGCAGATCGTTCTGATGATATCCTCGAGCAGAGCGATAGGCTTCTCAGTCGGATGAACCTTTTTCTGGAGGCCGGGAAAGTTGAACACGTTCCCTCGACCGGGCTTTGCGAGCTTCGGCTGTCCTTTCCGCGCTAGGAAAAATGGTTCGTAGCAGCTCCCTAAAGTCGTGTCCGGCGAGGCAGTCTGACCTCCCTCGCCCTTGGTCCATACAGCAGGAATATCCGGAATAGTGAAGCCTGAAGAGCGCAGGATTTCCATAACCTCCGTGTGCCAGCTCATCCCATACCAGAACACAGCAAATGCGTTGGGCTTGAGGCTGGTATAGACTAGGGTTGCCGTCTGCTTGAATAGGGCTGGGTAGGAACCTTCCGACCATTCCTGATACTCCTCCATAGGCCGATCGTCGGCGTTGCGGCTCTTGCGCTTATCAAGATCGACGCCATAGGGCGGATCGACCTCGGCAAAGTCGGCAACCTCCGCATCCAGGGTCTTAACCTGCTCGAAGAAGTCGCCAATGATGTAGTGCTCCGAGGCCTTGTCAATGGCGGTCCTAACTGACGGAGGCACCTTCTTGAGCATCTCCAGCTCAACGCCGCGCTCCTTCAGCTTGGAGTTGACCTTCCAAGCCTCATCCTCGGTTTTGCAGGTATCGAGCTCGAGGTCGGGAACCTCAGCCATTGTCTCAGCCAGCTCCAGACGCCGACGTATAGTAGACTCGTCAGCGCCAACCAGCTTACCTTGCTTGATGTTAGACCATCCATTGGGGTTCTTGGATGGATCATACTCACCATGCTGCTTGACCTTGAGGTTCCATATCTTCAACTCAAGCTTGGCTCGCTCAGGCCATAGCAGGTCCTTCCGAGCGACGTTCTCGACCAGCTCGATTTCAGATGCGGTGGTCTCATCTTCGCCACCGCGCACAATCACCCAGATCGTATCTGCACTATTGTGGCGATGCGCCAGATACCGTCGCTCTCCAGCCATGAGGGTGAAGTCAGACTTGACGGTGATTGGCTGCAGGAGGCCCCTAGCCTTGATGTCGGCAGCCAGGCCGACGATGTCCCCTTTATCCTCCCTTGCCCTATCCTTCGGTATCTTGACCTGAGCTAGCGGAATTTGCCTGAGGTCCATTCTCTTCCCCTTCCATCTCTGCGAGAAGCGCTTCCAGTTGTTCGGCGGTCATCTTGTCCAGGACCTTGCCAACCTTGGTCTTGGACGTGGCACTGTTTCGGGCTTTCGTCTTCTTAGTCCCCCTGCTTACCTTCGTGATCCTGCGGTCGGCGCGTAGATGCCGGACATGCTCCCGCAGTTCCTCAAGAGACATCTCAGTGATGTCTTTCCTGACTTCGTCAAGCCGGCTCATGGGCGTTCCATAAAAGTGAGGAGATACCGGGATTTCCCCGATACCTCCTGATTGAACTATTCCTTCAGACGTGGCAATACCAGGCGGTTGTAGAGACCGCCGTCGTCACCCTCGTCCTGCTTCAGCGTGCACCGAGCAGTGGCCCCGATGAAGTCATCCGTATTGTAGGAGTCATGCTCATACGGAATGCCGAAGGCGAGCAGGAAGCGCTTGGTGTCAAGCAGGCGCATCTGCCGCTGATCGGACGGGGTGTCCGAGGTTGGCTGCATCAGCCAGTGACGCACGATCGAAGCGTTGGGGTAGGCCGCATCTTCGATCTTGATGAACACTGTGGTCATAGGGTTGCCCTTCTTGGACTCCCCTTCCTCGAACTTGACAATCCGAAGATCGTAGATGCCCTCGGGTACTGCCTCCGGCTCCTTGACATCGCCAAGAGGCGCATGGATGATAGGCATGTTTGCTATCCTTGTTTCGGTTGAAGCTGGGCTACGTTGACACTGGAAGTTGGGGGCCTTTGCCCAGCACTCCGCCGCTTCAGAAGGGCACCAATCCCTCCCTCAGCAAGGTCCCCAAAGTTGCGTATAGTCACATCTTCGATCGTGTTGAGGCCTTGGATGCTGGAGCGCACCTCTTGTAGACCCCTCGGATCAGGCTTGGTTCGAATGGTGTACTTCAGACCTCCTTTCCCATCATCCTCAGTCCCAGACAGCCACACCTCTGTAAAGAGGAGTGGAAGGTAGTTCCTAGCCTTTCCAGGCAAATGAATTTGTGTGCTGATCTTCTTGGTCTTCTCGTCCTGGAACACCGACAGATGGCCGGTGCAATAGAAGTTCAGCTTGAGGCTCGATAGGGAGTTGAACAGATCGGTCAGCTTGGAGCCAACCACCCTGTAGTCCGCCTGGTCCTCGACGTCGCCATAGCGGTTGTTGATGTAGAGCTGACGATCCATCGTGGCCTTGGCGAGGAACGTCAAGCTATCCATGCACAGCCAGTTGTAGTCCTTGAAGAAGCCAGCGTCACACTTCTTATTCATGTCGTCTACCCACTTCATGTAGACGAGCGGCTCACGCTTGCTGGCCCTGCCTGCCACAGCTGGCATCTTGTCGGACAGTGAGCCTTTGTTGAAGCCCTTCAGCGTGGCGTCCATCTCCAGGAAGTCCGGATAGAACTCCTCATAGTCGACATCGCAGCCCTTCAGCGTTGACAGACTGTTGGGATCGAATATGTAGGCAAAGCGCTTGCCTGGCAGCGTCCAGATTTGGGCTGTCTTGCCTGACCCAGTCGGTCCCACCAGCAGGATGCGCTTGGTAGGGTTCAGGTCGGTGTCTTTGGCATTAGGCATTTGGGTCTCCGAGACTCTTACGCATGGCAGGCGACAGCTTAGCGAACGCACTCTGACCTGATGAGGAGCGCGCCCACTCGTCACTTTCCTCAGGCGTAGCATCGAAGTCGCCGTTCTTCAGGCGATCCGCAATGTCGTTGAGGCCAAGCCTGCGGCACATGCTGTACAGGGTCGTAATCGGGCAGGTGTGGGCGTCGGAGTAGTCCGTGAACTCTCCTTTGGCCGCTCGTTCAGCCAGCCGGCGATGGGCTTTGTTACGGGCACTAGCGCTGATCGCATCGGCCAGGCGCTTAGCGGCTGCTTGGGTCGCTGGACCCCATTCAAGGCTCATGTGTTTATTCCTTCAATCGGAGGCAAGTGCTCCAGTGGGTCCCACTTGTGCTCGGTGAAGCCGGCTGGGATAGGCTTGTCCTTGGGATTGCTCCACACCTTACACAGGCCCAGGTATGGACACTGGCTCATGAAATCCCAGCAGCTGTTGGTGTTCTTGGGGAACGCCCGCATATAAGGAGCACTGGCCCTCTCGGCCGTGGCATGCTTAATATCGGCCTCAACCCGATTGATCCAGTCGAGGGTCTCCCATAGCCAGCTATCCAGGTGCTGAAGCTGGCGCTCCACAGGGATGAACATAAAGCCTTCTTCGTTCTTATGCACCAGCGCTGCATCGACCCATACGCCGCCTACCTGATCGGGGAAGATCATATGAAGGGCATATAGGTAACCATCCACCTGGGCGTTTGGACTAAAGCTATCAACGAAATTGCCCTTGAACGGACCTCCTTTCTTGTACGCAGTAGTCGTCTTGTGTTCAATTCCCAGCACCTTCCCTCTGCGCTTGACGATCTTATCAATCTTACCGACATAGAAAAGATCAGGCTGGTCCGGATCAAGGGGAACTGCAAATCCACGCTCCACAGCCACAAGCTCGAAGTTATCGATGGTCTTGAGACGATAGTCAACATAGCCGACGATCATCTCCAACGCTTGGCCTGGAGTGCGAGGGGCATATTCCTTCTCGGTCTCGTAGTCAATCTCATCGGGTGGCGGCAGACCTTCCTCCAGCCATTTTTGGAGGAAGGCTGCATACGCCGCTTTAACCACAACTTCCCTACTGGGCGGTTTAGCGGGTGGTGTGATAGCCGCCCAGATGACCTCCATGGCAGAGTGCCAAGCGCCCCCAAACACCAGAGCCGTTTTTCTACCATTCGACTCCCAGTGTCTAATATGGCGGTAATAGTAAAACCTTGGGCATCTCTTATAAGCAGATAGCCGTGTATTGTCATA